TTCTTGGGTCGCCCTTTTTAAATGTGCCCGGTTTCCTGTTCTCGCCTGTATTGCTGGTCATACCAAACTTTCCGCTTTTATCGCACTCTGCAATCCTGATTTCAATTCCTTTAGATAATCATATTGCTTGTTCATCGTGTCATACTCTGCCTTTGCCTGAAAATATGTTTTGGACTTATTAGCTAATTCCTCTTTCATCTTGACCATTTCCGCAACAGTCTGCTCTAGCAGTTTGACCTTAGTATCATAATCAAGGGAGTAAATATTATCAGCCATGCTCTACCGTGATCTCCACATCGTCATCATCCCCATCCCGCACCGTACAACGTACGCTGTCAACCGGTGGCACATACGTACCATACTCACAGTTATGACCCTCGCACACGTGATATGTTTTGCCACACTCGGAACATACGTTATACGGATCGTGGGTCATTTATCGTTTTTTATACTCTCTAGCAATGCGATTATCCTGTCCATTTTTTCCAGGATTTGCGTTGTTGTCGGCGGATAGTCAAAAGTCACGGTTGGGGCATACTGACAATTGTGCCCCGTTTGCAGATAGTACTGCATCCCGCAGAGAAAACATGTAGTTAATCCGTCACCAGTTGACATGATACCTTTGCCCCGCATCGATCATGGAGGTTGACGGTGCGGGGACTTTGAGGAGGAGAGATTATTTACTACCGGACACTTTCGCGCCGGCATCCTCAACGGCAATACCAGCAATCAGTACGCCAATGAGCGCTGCAATGGTCTGCCAGATGTCGTCCGGCACGGCAAAATAGTGTAGGACTACTGCCTGCACAACGCCAAAAACAGCCAACCAAAATTTACGTGATTTTAACAGACTTGCCATCAAAACTCCTTTACTAGTTTACATTTTACTAGTTATCATTATACCATTAAATAATTAGCTAATACACAAATATATAATGTGAGCAATCATCTTATTAATCTGATTAATGTCTGCTATCAGAAGCCGTGAGAACGGAAAACTCGGCGACGACCTAAAACTGGTGCTTGACATTATACATAAATCGTATGTATAATAGACATAAATATCTGGAGGAAACATGAATAAACAAAAATGGATTGACATTTTGAAAACTATAATGATGATCTTTGTTGGGATTGCAATGATTGCTATCATGCTGTGGGTTGTTACTCTCGCACTCGTGGCGACCGGATCGTAAAGGAGAAACTATGAAAATCAGAAAAAACTACTCACTCGATCTAGAAGAAATTGAAATGGCGAAACAGGACGCCCCGCGCGGGAATGTCAGCCAGTATATCGGAGACCTGATCAGAAAAGCTCACTCCGCTATCGTTGCGGAAAAAGCGAACATGGACGATCCATACTGGAATACTCCTGAAGGTATCCGCGAGATCATTGACAGAGGATAAGGAGGAATGATGCTACAAGAAAAACAAATGGTTGTAGTCCTGCCATCCAACCCAAAACACTGCCCGAAATGCGGCAGCGGATTGATTGAGGATGATTTTCCAGTTGCGGTATTTGAGAACGGGAATAAATGGCATGATGCGGAAACTCACTTTTTTTGCCAAAATTGTAATGTCGAATGGCAACCAAAAGATATACCAGATCATCCGCTGGTAGAGTATGATCCAACCGAATGTCCGAATTGTCACGAACATGCACGTAGGGAAATTGACGTTGAACCATCAGAGAGCTATCTAACCCATGTATATGTTTGCACAGAATGCGGAAAAGTTTGGAATGTGAGAGAGCCACGATGATCCTGATTGACATCATGTTTATTTTGTTGGTGCTCATCATTTTGGCGATCGCGGTAATGCATCTCTCTCCAGTCGATTATCATGGAGATGAGGAAGAAAAATAAAAAATAGGAGGAAGAAATGGAAAACGCTTTAGTAACAAAACAATTTGATCAAGGCCAAATAGAATTAATAAAACGAACTATTTGCAAAGGAGCAACTGACGACGAATTGAAATTATTTATCATGCAGGCTCAACGAACTGGATTAGACCCATTCAGCCGACAAATTTATGCGATCAAACGATGGGACAGTAAAGAGGGAAAAGAGATCATGGGGGTCCAGATATCAATTGATGGCGAAAGACTGGTGGCAGAACGAACTGGAAAATATGCTGGACAGTTGGGACCCTATTGGTGCGGAAAAGATGAATCATGGAAAGAGGTATGGCTTGATGACATTCCCCCCAGCGCCGCCAAAGTAGCGGTTTTGCGAGCAGATTTTAAAGAGCCATTATGGGCAGTTGCCACGTGGGATCAGTATGTGCAACGGAAAAAAGATGGAACACCGGTGGCGATGTGGGTAAAAATGCCAGCACTGATGTTAGCAAAATGCGCAGAATCATTAGCACTGCGTAAGGCATTTCCGCAAGAATTGTCTGGTCTTTATACCACAGAAGAAATGGGGCAAATTGAAAATGATCCTATTGATGTCGAAATAAAAGACATTAAACAGATTGTCGGCAACAAACGACCCTATGACCCAGAAACATTAAAATCGCGCATTGCAATGTTTGCAGAAAAACACATGAACGAGCAGGCGACAGAAGGTCAACGCGGATTGATGGTTGGCGGACTGAACACCTGCTACGCCGGAGAAGGTGCTGACATGAAACGCCACGAGGCACTGCAATTTTTGACCGGTGAAGCGTCATCCAAAAAACTGCCGGATAATTTTGCTCTGGCTATTTTAGACTGGCTCCACCTAGTACAGGATAGCGGCGGAGCATACATCCCTGACGAAATGGCAGTACGCGAGGCACAAACTTTATTGACATATGCCCGAAAAGAAAATGGGCAGGAAGAACTATTTGAAGGAAATCCATTGACATGGGATGAGTTGGCTGATATTTATGATCGGGAAACCGGTGGACATGCCAGAACAATGGAAATGCAAAATATATTCAAATGGGCAGAAAAACAAACATCTAAATTTGAAGTAGGAAAAAACGGCAAACTTTATTTCAGGGAGAAACAAGAATGAACACTCAAGAAAAATTAGATCGTTTGGCGGAACTGGACGCTCACCGTGATACCATTTTGGTTGATGTGGAAGCACTGAAACAACAGATTATCCCAGCGGAAGTAAAGCAACAGTTGCGGGACATTGACGAAGAATATGACTCAAAACTGGAAGCTATTTCTCAGGAACGCTCACAACTGGAATTAGAAGTCCGTGATGAAGTGATGGTTGCCGGTGAATGGGACACAAAAGCACTGGATGGATATGCAGTAGCACACCCGGAAATAGCACAGTTCAAGAAACTGGGTGCGCCTAGCGTACGGATCAGTAATGCATAATCAGAATTTTATTTCTGATAACAATAGGCCGGGAGCTGACCTCTCCCGGCCAGGAGGAATGAAATGAAAATTAGGAAAACAAGTTATCTGTTTTGGATACTGAACACAGAAGTAAAAAGTGCATTAACTGGAATTCCAGACTATAAAACAACTAGACCTGGTTGTGTTCCTAGAGTATATTGCAAGGATGGAGAGAATGTATCAATCCAAGCAGGAGAATATTTATATTGTTCTCCTAGAAATAATTATCCAGTATGGGACAAGATTGAGGCCGGATTTCCGTCATGTATCCCGCCCATCGAATGGAAAGAATATTCTGATCAATGGAATATTTCAATAATTGAAAGACTAAATAGATTTAATCGTGGTATACGATTAGCAATAGAGGCAGACGTTAAATATGGAAAAGAAGGTAATAAATTACAACGATTCTTAAAAGGATTCCAACGTGGCATTAAAAGAGAAATAATTATCCTATTCACAAAACAACCATGTAATACTGTCTATGGATATATGCCCATAAGTTTGGTAGAACTATTTGTCAAACAACATGGTGGAGAAGATACGAAAAAGTGCTTTGAAAAACTAAAACTAATGGAATACAAAAGTAGGAATTAAAATGATCACAAAACAAACTGACTTTGAGGAACCACGCGATCCTATCCAACACTTAGTGGGCAGGGAAGTCTATTATACTTGTCCCGAATGTGGCGGAGTATTATCCTACGAAG